GTCTCCACAACCTTCGGTTATGAGAGCCTGGTTGCATATGTGGTTGACAATCAATAGCTTCGGAGCTTCCAGCTCCTCAGATCCTGACAGAAGCGTAAAAGCAGAGCCTATCCTAGTTCGCGCCAGCGCTAAGGCACTGTCGCTCAAGGACTTATCAGCCACTGGAAGCATACGCCCACTCCACAAGCTACAGTGTCCAATCGCTCGCCCTTTCGTTAGCTACGCTGACGTGTCACACAGCCTATCACAGGTCACGGTCGAGTCGGACAGCTCCACGCATTGTCGTTCATCGTGCTGTCGACTTCCTCGTTTCACGCGACCTCTTCAATACAGATTGTGGCCGTTGTCTAATCGTCACATCGTCTGATTTTACACGCTCCGATTACAATGATTGTGCCTCATCAACAGAACCTGGCCATCAGGTTTTGCTCCGTCTTTGTCATAACCACGCTTCATCTCCACGATGGGTTGCTGTGAAATCGGTATCATCACACATTGTAAATGTGGATGATAAGCTGGTCCGCCCAAGCAATCAGAGATTGCAAGTGGCGACCGCTTCGATTTTCCCCGACCATCGTTCCGTTCGCCTTTTGTGATTATGACAAACACTACACAAAACGCAGAAGTCCAGAACCTGTCTGGCACAATCATCGCAATCGGAGCTAAATCAGACGATGGCGATTACCCAACTACAATCCGTCTTGAGGACGGTCGCTACGAGAAAGTCTGGCACGGTGATCGCCTTCAGCGCGGATCTTCCATCCAACTCGACCTTGTGACCTGGGCCAACGGCTGGGTTGACAAGTACATCGTAGGGTAACCACAAGGGGCTGAGCAATCGGCCCCTTTTACCTTGTTCCGTTCCGCAATCAATCTAGCGAGCAAGCTCGCAGCAGATGATTAACAACAACACCCAACAAAATATACCTTCGGCTTTTGGTCGGTCGCTCGTCTGGGCGAGGCGACCGACCAAAAGGCCTCATCAATATTAACCACACACATACATATGAATACAATAATCAAAATACTTAACATTACTATCACTAACTTAACAAAAGTGAGAGATAGATTAGTGGATAGAAATGTCAACAAGTTCATACGCAGAATGAATAAGCAAAACACATACATAGAAATGAGAGGTATGTAATGATACGTTATGAACAATATCCTTTTCTCAAATACATTACCAACCTATTAACATCATGGATCAAGAGATACAAGAAACAATACACCAAATACACAGTACCGAACGCTACACTGACGCAAACAGAGAAGCGTGGAGACAACTGTTCCAACTAGCAAAGCTACAAGCATCACGTCTCAAGCTACAGACTAAGTACCAAAAGTATCGCAAAGATATGATTGTACCTCGTCAAGCTGATGACATACTTGTACGCAAGATCGTTGACGACTGGATGGCATACGACAACACATCTAACATTACTCATAGCCATCCTGATGACAACCGCACAGCCGACGACATGTCCTGTATGCAAGCAATCTCTAATCAGAAAAAGCAGTTCATGCAAGAGATACTAGAGCAACTAGCTATCACCACATGTCCTACTGCACGTGAGCAACTCTGGCATCTATATGACCAAGAAGTTGACACAACCTTACGCTCTACTGATTACGAAGCATACGCAGAGTTCGGCAGTGCAGCTGAGTTCTACGAGTTCCGTGACAGTACTCAACACGACGAGTCAGTACGCTATCACGAATATCGTGACGACTGCAAACTACTCACCGGTATAGATCCTGACGACAACAGATACACCGGCACTCCAGCCAAACGTGATATCGACGGCGTCATTACCTTCGAGTCCAAAATGCAGTCTGACTACATCGACAATCTACGCGGTGCACAAGGTGTGCTCAACGGACTGTACACCAACAGTTATCCTGAGCCCAACTACTACACCAAAGATCAAAAGCGTCGACTACGTAGTACATTACTAGACTCAGACAACCCTGATGATATCAAACTCGCTACATACATGAAACCTATGACACCTGCACGTCGTATGAAACTACTACGCCAACGCAAAGACAAACTCGAAGAGTTAGGTTATATACCACGTGGCGTACAACCACGTAAATATGACCAAAGAACCAAGAGAGAGGTATAGATTGTTATGGATTTGATACTATTCTCACTTATATCAGCAATCGGTTTCGTCCTTGTGCTCACCAGAGCGCTTGGACTTAAACGGTTGCTTAAATGGCGTAAAGCCCTCGATGTTATACTTACCTTTGGTATGCCAATGCTAATGGTTGGTACATTCTCAGGTATGATGACGTCATTCTTTACTGGACTTTGGTTCACAATAATCACTTGGCTGTTGCATACCATAGTGAACCAAGATATACGGCAGCTATCATTTTATGGTAGCCAAGAAAAAGATAAAACAATTGCTGGTAGCTATCGCTCCTCTCGCTCTTGATATGTTAAAAATAGCACTCACTAGATATACATACAGAGTTTTAAGAGATGTTAATAGGTCGGAGCAGCACCAGCACACATACAATAGACACCAGTTCCGGAGTGGTCGGTAAAAAGCTCACGGTTTGGTGCAGTCACACTCTTGACTATTCAGGAGTGTGACACACTTTTTACAAAATGCAATTCAAAGACATAGATTTCCAGTCAGCGTTTACAAACCTGACGGACCAAGAACAACACATACTAGAGATGAGGTTTGGTCTTAATGGTAACAAACAAGTTAGTTTGTACCAGATAGGTCAACAATTAAACCTGACACGTGAACGTATACGACAGATAGAAGCTAAAGCACTACGTAAACTACGTAGACCTGATGCAGTCAGATCGTTACTTAAAATGTCAGATCAAGAAATAGAAGAAGGGTGAGACCCATAGGACCCCACCCTCTTCTAATGAACAACATATGATAACAATACAACCAAGATAATCGGCTATGTTTGCAATAAATCATTTACAACATCATATGTCAATCATAGAGAGGTAGATTTTGGTCATTATGGCCATTGAACAACAATATATATATCATGGAAAGTACACATACACTAACTATTCGCTACGGTCTTACAAACAGTATCACACGTAGCTTTTCTACAGACACTAGAGTATCAGATATCTTATCAGATACTTCAGTTCTTGCAGCCCTGTCTGCACCAGAGTCAGTATCTGCCGTATCCAACGGTCAGACACTTGGTCGTGACATGCTTATCGGCAACTACGACACCATTACTCTTGAGCAACAAGCATCAAGCAAAGCCTAATTTCTACAAGACGTAGAGATTAGTATTGTATCGGTCGGCACACATACCAGTGTGCCGGCCTTATTTTTTACACATATGGAAAACACAATTACAGAAGAAATTATACTACAACCTGACGGTAAGTTCTACAAGCGCAAAGCAGTTACTACGTATCTGATGTCGCAAGAGGAAGCTATCCAGAAGGTCAAGGCTAAGCCTATCTATCAAGTATGTCCAATACCTTTCACTGAAGAAGGTAACACATTCTTTTCATCTTATGCTGGGGACGACACACATGCGTTTTACTACACCACCGAGATTGGTCAGTACCCATTCCAGGTGCACACCTAGAACCACTGGAAGATTCAGAGGGTAATACAAAGTACTTGATCTGTCCAGCAAATGCAGCGTTACCTGAGCAAGGTGGCATACGTAACAACCAACTAGAACAAGTACCTGCTTATCAACCAAACTCTGACGAACGTCTATTTATTACTAACCGGTATACATATGACGATCGTGAGATTATAGCAGACGAGCCTACGTTGTTCTTGTACGATGCTGACACAGAAAAATCATACTCACTTAACTTACCGAACATCTTTGACGGTGGTCGTATTTGTACAGGTAACAGTATACCACGTAGCATTACTGGTTATGCACCACAATCTCTTGGGTTTCACATAGCACGTATACAACATATCATGACGTCGCTTGCAAACAACGACCTACGTTCACGAGATCTAGAGTACAAACACTTGCACTTCGACATAGTGGGTAAGCATCTCAATCCTGTTAAACCAAAAGACGGCAGTAAATCATTCTTCCAAGAAATTACTAACGAACAAGTATTATTGTTCACAACCTGGCTAAACAATGGACAAGCTATATAGTAATCTAAGCAACTGCGAACTAGCAGCCGGCAACAGCAATGTTAGCGCATACTTTGAACGCGAACACATGAACGATGGACTAACATACCATCTAGCTGATCGTATCAAACGTACCGAGGAAATGCGTACTGACTCGTACAAAATTGAGTGGCACGACACTGGTCTAACTCCACAAGATATACGTATCTTACAAAAGATAATATGTAAACAATATCCAGACTCTGGTCGTAAACGTGGTGCTATCCTCAGATACATCAAACACTTCAAGAAAGAATCTGACCACACTGGTCACAAATTATACCAAATATGTCAAAACCAAAACTAAATGCACTAATCATCGGTGCTGGTGGTGTTACATCGTACATGCTACCTGCACTCAAGAACAGCTTCGACCTGGAAGCTAACATCATTGACGGTGACAAACTAGAGAAAAAGAATCTAGACCGTCAATTGTTTCGTACCAATATGGTTGGCGAATACAAAGCCAAAGCATTGATGCGTCAATACAACTTTAGACAAAAAGATGGTCAAGCTATCTGTCAATACTTTGACAAAGGTATGCTTGAGACACCTTACAAAATATTCTTTTCCCAAGCTGATGTGTACATATGTGCAGTCGACAACCATCCAGCTCGCAAAGCAATCATCGAGACAGCAGTGAGATATCGTAAGCCTGTCGTGGTGTGCGCCAACGAGTACCATACTAGTCAAGCATTCATATTTGACCCATCACTTGCACCTACACAGTGTCAAACATATCATCCGTTTGAACGCTATCCTGAAATCAAGACTGACAAGTCTGGTAGTCCTATCAGCTGTCAGGGCGAAGCACTAGAATCTGACCCACAACTTGCTATTGCCAATCAAATGGCTGCAACCTTTGGTAACTATCTAGTGTGGTCTTGGTTCGGTATGCCACACAAAGCTGATATGATTGACTACAAACCTGTAGAGTTTCAATCAACGTTCAGTAAAATGCAAACTAAAACAATGGAGGACTTTAAATATGTCGCAGAAGTACGTAGTTAACGATAACAAAGTATACCAGGTAAACGACAATAAGTTGTTTACTACATACAGCGAAGTAGAAGTACCTGAGCAAGAAGTCGTACCTGTGTGGAAGGGTGCTAAAATACCACTTAACATGTGGCATAACATTGTTAAGTTCTGCAAACATTCGTACGATGAACTTAAATCAGAAACACTGATCTACTTGTTCTATGACGAAGACGCAGAACAGCCGTGGTCTTGGTGGGTACCACCACAATCTACAGCTGGTATGACTGTCAAGTCTGACCCTGATCATCCTGACTATGCAGTACAACGTGCACAATATCCTGACACTATGTTTGGTACTGTACACCATCACTGTGCTACATCAGCGTTTCAGTCAGGTACTGACGAAGCTGACGAGACACAGCGCGAAGGCTTACACTTTACTGTCGGCAATCTTAACAAAGACAACGACTTTGATGTACACTTTCGTATGACAATTGGCGACAACCATTGTGAAATTGATGCACACGAGTACATTGAAATGGAAGTAGATCCATTCAAGCGTAACACACGTGTACCAAAAGCTACACGTAATCACATACGTACTGAACTACACAAAGTTGACATTAAAAACATCAACAGTGACATGCCAGACTTCACAGCAGAAATGGCTAACGTAAGTAAAACATACGGCAGCAAGAAAAAACAACCTGCACTAGGTAGTTGGTATGACGAACCTTATTATTATACGTCAAAAAAAAACGAGGACGCACTGGATATAACTCAAAGAGATATAGCAGATGAATTTGTTAATGCTATACTACTAGACCCTAAATATGAACAAATACTTACTAACTACTATCGCTATCGAACTGATAAGAACAAGCTTTCGTTATTTACAGCAGGAGCTGTATTCGATACGGACGTCGCAGAAGACCTATCAGAACTCTTCCACGACTACCAATACCAACGAGACAAACCCAACGACTACCAGTACGCTGAAGAACAGGTTAAAGACATTTTTGGCAGAACAAAAGTCAAACGGACTTGACTTCTCACAAAACGACCTTATATACGGACTCAACAACTATGAGAACGGAGAAGGATTTCAACCAATGGATAAGGAGACAACTATATGAAACAACTAATGGTAACTGCGTTGTACAACGCATTGAAAATACTACGTCAAACGGTGTGCCTGACATTATGGCTATTACACCAGACCATGTATTTCTTATTGAAAGTAAATTTGAAACTGTTAAGGTTCGTCCGGAACAAGCAGCATTCCAAATTAAAGTTAACGAAACCACAGCAGGACTCGACCATCCGTGTATATGCGTCACCCTCACTGGATATCCAAAGACTAAGAGATTGGTTGTAAACGTATTTGATAGATCAGCAGTTACAACTACTGGCATCAAATGTAAACACCAACTAGAGTTTACTCTTGATAATGAAGGCTTTAAAGAATTTTATAATTACTTTCCTCGAACCTAATTACAGGTCAATCAGAAAACGTGGTTACTCCTACTACCGTGGTTAGCAAAAAGTAGGACTAGACGATGATCCCAAGCGTCTGATCAAGGCCTATGGCCTAGCATCCACCAAGCAACTCATCCATTCTAGATACCCTGGTCAGCAATGACCAGCCAATTTATATATGACAAAAATAGATCCAACATACGAATCAAGCAACAGTGGTAAAGAATTTTACGAAGCCATTGATAAAAAAGCTAAAGACATACTAAAGAATGACCCATACTTCCAGTATAGAGAAGCTGTAAAGAAAGCACAGCAGTCAGGTCTAATAAGACAAAAGACTACTGAAGAGATACACAATGACTTGAAAAAGAAACGTTGGATAAAGATTAATAGAGAAATTAAGAAAAACGAAGAAGAATAATGCAACAACCTTTATTTGCACCAGAAGCAACTTGGCGACCTCCAAATATTTTACCTGAGTTAGATACTGTTATATCAATTGACTTAGAAACTTGTGACCCTAACTTAAAACGTAGTGGTCCTGGTTATAAACGAAAGGATGGCAAAGTCATAGGTATTGCAATAGCTGACAAACACCATACTTTATATTTACCATTTGACCACTTAGGTGGTGACAACCTGGACAAGGGTATAATTGTATCATATGTAAAAAATGCGTTAAGCAGATGCAGTGAAGTCATTATGGCTAATGCATCGTATGACCTTGGCTGGCTTGAGACTCTAGGGGTAGAAGTCTCATGTCCAGTTAGGGACATACAAATAGCAGAAGCATTGATTGATGAAGAATGTTTTTCTTACTCGTTAAATAATCTAGCTAAAAAATACTTAAACTTAAATAAAGATGAAGAAGGTTTACGTGAAGCAGCAGACGCATTTGAAGTTAATGCTAAAGGAGAAATGTGGAAGCTACCTGCAAGATATGTAGGTAAGTATGCTGAAGCTGACGCTAGATTAACATATGACATATACCAATATCAAATACCTATACTTAAAGAGGAAGACCTATGGAAAGTATGGGAACTAGAAACAGAGCTTATACCGGTGCTACTACACATGACAATGAAAGGTGTACCTGTTAACTTAGATGCTGCAGAAGTACTTAACAAGCAACTTAAACAACGTGAAGCTAACTTACGTAAACAGTTTGGTACGCTAGACATATGGTCGCCACCTAAACTAGCAAAACATTGTGAGAGCTTGGGACTAATAGTGCCTCGTACAGAAAAAGGTAATCCATCTGTATCTAAAGAATTTTTACAAACATGTGAACACCCAGAAGTAAAACTCATATATGAAGCAAGAATTGTCAACAGACTTAGAAAAGTATTTATACAAGATATCATCTTACATCAAAATTACAAAGGTCGGATACACGCCGATTTTAAACAAACCGCTAGTGATAGTGGGGGAACCAGATCAGGAAGATTATCATCAGCTAATCCGAATATGCAACAAGTACCCAAACGTAGTGACATTGGAAAAGCTATTCGACAACTATACATCGCTGAACCTGGAAGCTTATGGTGCAAAGCTGACTATTCATCTCAAGAACCCAGACTCCAAGTCCACTACGCTCTTCTTGGACAATTTGGCAGACCCCTTCCAGGCGCAACAGAAGCCTTAGATGCATTTACACGTGGTGAAAAACTATATACATTCTTTGAAAAAACGACTGGTTTACCTTACGACACCTGCAAAATGCTTTGCCTTGGGATTTCGTATGGGATGGGCAACAAGAAAATGGCAAGGACGCTTGGCATATCAGATGAACTTTGCACGGATACAATGCGAAAATTTAATAAAGAAGCTCCGTTCTTAAAAGTATTGTTTGACAACTGTATGAACACAGCTAACCAACGTGGCTACATCAAAACTATACTTGGTAGGAGAGCTCGTTTTGACTTTTGGATACCATCATTTAATGACCAACCTGTAAAAACACTAAAAATTGCAAAAGGAAGATACAAAGACAAACCGCTCTTCAGAGCCTTTACATCTAAAGCACTCAATAGACTTATCCAAGGTTCCGCTGCAGATCAAGCTAAGCAAGCAATGGTTAACGCATATAAAGCTGGATTTGACATGAGACTACCAGTGCACGATGAGATTAATGCTATGGTTAGTAGCGAAGCAGAATCTAAACAACTAGCAACAATTATGGAAGAAGCAATACCACTCAAAGTACCAGTCGTAGCAGATATAGATTTAGGAGGTACATGGTGTTAACAGAGTTTACAGTAACAGAAACATACAAAGTCAAAGCAACCACTATTGACCAAGTACAAACAGCCATCAGTAATGATGACTTTAGTGAGATTGAGGTGGAGGTTGATGAACGTAAAGTAACCATAGAACCAAATTTATGAAACAATCAATATTAGTAGAAGCAGCTAGATTAGTCGACACTGACAGAGCCGAAGATTACGGTGACCCACGTGACGATTTTAAAAGAATTGCGACCATATGGTCAACATTATTAGAGAATAAGTTGAATACCGACTTGACATCTGATGAAGTTGGAGCAATGATGATCGCCCTCAAGTTATCACGTTCCGTGTTTAACAAGAAACGAGATAACTGGATTGACATAGCAGGCTACGCACACTGCGCTGACCTGTGTACAAACTATAAACAACAATGAACGATGAAATATTATCAGAAGCTGAAGAATACAGCAAAAGCCTTAGTGTCGAAGATGCAGTCGACTCTACAGAGAACGTTGAAACCAACGATCTTACAGAAATCACTCAGTTGGGTAAAGAACTTGCCGAACTCGATAACAGCATACTTGAAGCGGAAGCAGAAGTAAGTAACCTAAAGCAAAAGCGCAAGCATATAGCAGAAGAGCTAATGCCTGACCTTATGGCTAAATACGGTCTCAAGCTAATACAACTTGATGACGGTCGTAAAATACAAGTTAACAACTTTGTTGACGCACGTATCAAAGACCCAACTACAGCGTTCCAATGGCTACGTGAAACTAACAACGATAGTATTATTAAAAACGATATTACTGTCAGCTTAGGTAAAGGAGATGATGCACTTGCTCAGCAGGTTGTAGCAACTCTTAAACATGAGCACGACATAGAAGCTCAAGTACGCATTGGAATACACAATATGACTCTAAAATCTTTTTGCAGAGATGCTTTGGACAACCCAGAGCTTGCAGAATCATTACCTCGTGAGGCTTTCGGTATCTACGAAGGTCAACGAGCGAAAATAACTAACTAACAGAAATAAGAAACATTATGGCATTCGACATATCAACAGTCGCAGGACAAGGTACTGAGAATCTCGATTCAGGAGGTTCATCACTACCGTTCATTAAAATACTACAGGACTTGAGTCCTCAACTAAAAGCTCAAAAAGATGAATACATCGAGGGCTCAAAATCCGGTGATCTAATGTATGCTAAAACACAAAGCATCATTGATCAACCAGCAAGAATTGTACCTTGCTATACTAAATCTATCTACACAGAGTGGATCCCACGTGCTCGTGGTGGAGGCTTTGTAGGTAATCACGGTCTAAACGTAGTCAGCAACCCTAACTACGAGAAAGGTCGTGAAAGACAATACGACGAATGGCTTGGCGAGAACGAGCTTAAGTTTACTACATACTGGTTTGTTCTATTAGAACTAAACGGTAAGTGGGAACAAGCAGTTATCCCATTCACATCTTCTCAGTTACGCGTATCACGTAAACTAACTGGTGACATCAATAAGTTCCGTTATGAATCAATGGACGTGACGCCACCATTATTTGCACAGTCTTGGGAGCTCTCTGCAGTTCTAGAGACAAGTAAGAATGGCGATGACTACTACAACTTCAACTTCGCAGAACCGAAAGTCCTTGACTTTGAGGCTGATGAAGTATTGTTGTCTTTGGCATCTGATACATTCAAAAGTGCATCTGATACACCTTTGTTACAGACAAGCGATGAGCCTACTCTGTTAACAACAGAACAACCGTTCTAAACCGTTATCTTACCTCCTGCCCATTATCTTTCGTGGGCAGGAGGTTTTTTTCTTTTTATGATTCCATTAGCAGACCTAGCATTTAAATTTTACGACCTCTTTGTATGTAACAAAGATGTGTACGGACAGACAACACTTACTGGTAAAACCAGAGACCGTGACGGCAAAGCCGACTCACGTAGCATGTTAGTAAAGTCAGAACTTACAACTGATGTGTGGGAAGACCACCTTCGTGGTAGTAAGCTTATTGGCTGTACACCATTGTTTAACGAAGACCAAGTCAAGTGGGGTGCATTAGACGTAGATGTATACCAAGACTCTAATACAATTGAAGATATACTTAAACTTGTAGTAGAACATAAACTACCGTTTGTTGTATGTCGTTCTAAGTCTGGTGGTGCACACGTATATATGTTCTTCTCAGAACCAGTAAACGCAGCAACAGTTATTGACAAACTTAAATCCTTTTCTGCATTCTTTGGACAAGGTGCTTGTGAGATATATCCAAAGCAACCAAAGATAGGTGACAGAAAAGACAACAGTAAGTACGGCAACTGGATAAATATGCCTTACAGTGGCAACCCTACATTACAGTATGCATTCGATAATAAGGGTAAAGCACTTAACCCACAAGAATTTTTAGAACTAGCTAACGAAAGAAAGCTATCAAAAGAAGAGTTTGTATCGTTAGATGTACCAACAATAGATAACGAGAAACTTCCAGAAGGCCCACCGTGTCTTAATTACATATTTCAAAATCGTACTCAACATTCGGAGTCTCGGAATGTGACTCTATCAAACGTCGCTGTATACTTAAAGAAGGCGCATCCGACAGAGTGGAAGCAGCTACTCCATAAATATAACAGGTTATTCCAAGAGCCACTAGAAGATAGAGAAGTTGAGTCAATAGTAAATTCATATTCGAAAACAGACTACAAGTATCAATGTGCAAGTCAACCATTGTGTAAATATTGTGACGCAAAATTATGCGGTCAACGCAAGTTTGGTATAGGTCAAGAAGAGTTTCTACCTAACAACCGTTCACTTATACAACTAAAATCAGATCCACCATTGTGGTTCTTAACGCTAGATGACACAGAAATACAACTTACTACTGAGCAGTTTGACAACTTTAATATGTTTAACCAACGTGTTATGGAACGATTACTCGTCAAGTTCCCACCTATCAAACAAGCTGACTGGGTTAAACAACAGAATTTATTACTCAAGAACTGTACACAAATAGACATACCATTCGAGATGACCCCTGTCGGTCAATTTGTAGAGTATGTGTCTATGTTCTGTGCTACAGCTAGTGATAACCCTAACAACATAAAACTTGGACCGATAAAACAAAACGGTTGTTTCTACTTCCGTATGGTTGACCTTAAAGATTATTTAAGTCAGCAGAGGTTCAAAGAATTACCTGATAACAAGATATTGTCTGTGATCAAACAAGTAATAAAAGCTGATGCTGTTACACATGCCATTAAAGAACCTGTAAGACTTAACGTTCGTTGCTGGCGTGTTCGTGAAGAATCACTACAAATAGATCCTGCAATACCACTACCAAATTTACAAAATGATAATCCCTATTGAGTTTATTATGCTACTGTCAATGGTTGAATCTATTGGCAATCCACATGCTATTGGCCGTCACGGCGAACTAGGTATGTTACAAATGACATCAGCTTATGTACAAGATGCAGCAGAGTTTGCTAACAAAGATTGGACACACGAAGATGCTATTGACGAAGTACTAGCTATTAAAATTTTCCGTGCTTATATGGCACGCTATGCAACAGAAGAACGACTAGGTCGTCCAATAACTTTGGAAGATGTAGCTCGTATACACAATGGTGGTCCTAACGGCTACCTTAAAAAATCAACACAACTATATTGGGACAAAGTACAATGGGCAATGAAACAACAATCTATGTAGCAAGTGCTGGTACAGGTAAGACCACAACACTAATGGACTTACTTACAGACTGCTTAGAACAGACAAATCCAAAAAAGATTTGTTTTACAACTTTTACTAAAGCTGGTGCTCAAGAAGCTATTGACAGAGCATTAGTTAAAAATCCTAGCTATGTGCTGTCAGACTTTGAAGGCTTTAGTACGTTGCACGCTCTTTGTTATAGACGTGTACCACGTAAGCAAATGCTTAACAACGAAGACTACAAGTTGCTATCAGAACTTACTGGTTACAGTATTACTGGTAACACAGCTTACGATTCGTCAGGTATGATGTACTACAACAACACAGGTGACCGTATACTGTATTACAATAGTTTAGGTCGTAACCTTAAGATTTCAGCAAAAGAAGTACTAAACTTACAGATTGGTGCTAAGTTGACAGCTGAACAGCTTGACGATTTTAATAATTTCTATATAGAATTTAAGACACAAAAAAATAAATATGATTTTACTGATCAACTCGAACAATATATTGCACAAGATATTCGACCTAATTTTGATTATGTATTTATTGATGAAGCTCAAGACCTTTCTCCTTTACAGTGGGATGTCGTGGATTTTATATCTGAAGGAGCTACCAAAGTATTTATAGCTGGTGACGATAAACAATCTATATTTAAGTTTGCAGGTGGTGACCCAAGTTCCCTTATTAACAAACAAGGTAACCGTATCGTACTTGACACATCGTATAGACTACCAGCTAAAGTTTTAAATTATGCAGAAAAAATTGCTTCACGAATCGAAGAAAAGCAAGACTATGCAGTGGTCTCGAAAGACAAAGGAGGGCACGTTGAGCATATCCATAGTCTCGGCGAAATAGATATGTCCGAAGGGACTTGGTTCTTGTTATGTCGTAACAAATCATTACTACATATCTTTGAACATGAGTTAATGCGCAAACGTCAGTTGTTTGTGTCAAGTAGTCCTAACTCTCTATTCAACCAACAGCAAATAAAATTTATACATATATGGGAACAATTACGTCGTGGTTACAAATTTAAAGCAATTGATATTAAAAAACTATACCACGATTATTTACCTACTGGTTCTGTAGTTAAACGTGGTTTTAAGAAACAATTAGATCTTATGCCTGACGATGAGATGTTTGGTAAAGAAGAGTTAATAGATAACTTTGGACTAGTATCAACAAACAAATGGGACAAAGTATTTAGACTGCCAGATTTTACAAAAGAAATACTGTTACACGCAGAGTCACAAGGCAAGCTTGACAAAGCATCAAACATAGAAGTTAATACTATTCACGCAACAAAAGGTAGAGAGGCAGATAATGTAGTTATACTTCCAGATATGTCTGGTATAACATACAAAGGAATGCTAAAAGATCCTGATAATGAACATCGTGTATTTTATGTAGCAGCTACTAGAGCTAAACAAAATCTATATTTACATTCTCCAATAACAACACAGTTTTATAAACTACCAAGATGATATACAAAACAAAACCACTTAAGCACCAAGAAGATGCAGTAATGCGATTCTACAATAAACCGTACGGTGCATTGTTCTGCGAAATGGGCACAGGTAAGACTAAAATAATGTTAGACATCTTACAAAACCCTAACAACACAAGCCATACACATTTTGACGCTGTTGTAGTTGCACCTAATGGTTTGCATCATAACTGGGCACTTAACGAAATACCTAAACACATTAACAATGTAGAAGTGTACTGTTGGAAAGGCCCTATCAAAAGCAAACGTGGTAAACAAGACTTTGCTAGATTTTGTAAACATACAGGTAACCGTGCATTCTTGATTAACATAGAAGCTTTACGGACTAAACCTGGCTACACTACTACTGAAACTTTCACAAACACATTCAAACAAAACTCACACTTTATTGTTGATGAGTCTACTTGTATCAAGAATCCTAAAGCGATACAAACTAAGAATGTTCTAAAATTGTCTGCTAATGCACTGCGTAGATGGGTCCTTAATGGTACACCAATTACTCAATCTCCTTTGGATCTGTTTACGCAGTGTAGATTTTTAAGTAAGGATGCTATACCTTACAACACATACACAGCATTTAAACATCAGTTTGCTATAGAACAGACTATGAACATGGGTAATAGGTCTTTTCGTAAGATAGTAGGGTTCCAGAACCTAAACAACCTAACTGAGCTTATAGAGCCATTTACGTTGCGTATAGAGAAAAAAGATTGCTTAGACTTACCAGATAAAACTTTTGAGAAAGTAGTTGTACCTATGACACCAGAACAAGAACGTATATATCAATCAATGAAAAAAGATTGTATTGCTATGCTTGAAAATGGTGACTTAGTTACTACTACTTTAGCTCTAACTAAAATTATAAAACTGCATCAAATATTGACAGGTTTTGTAACAACAGATGATAACATAGAACACGCTATTGATAACAACAGGATAGCCGCACTTCTGCAAATAGCAGAGACCACACGGCCTTTAGTTGTATTCTGTGCTTATAAAAACAATGTAAATAATGTACGTGAGGCATTAGCGGATAAATTCCCTGATGCCAACATCGTCGAATACACTGGAGCCATATCAGATAAAGTTCGTAACGAAGGTGTTCGTCAATTCCAAGATGGTGAAGCTGATTTCTTTATTGCTACATCAGCTGCAGCTAAGGGCTTGACACTTCACAGAGCCTCTACTATGGTTTACTTCTCAAACAACTACAGCTTAGAAACTAGATTACAAAGTCAAGATAGAATACACCGTATCGGTCAAAACGATAAATGTACCTACATTGACTTGGTAGTGCCAAATACTGTAGACGATAAAATACTAAACAGACTTAAAGAAAAGAAAGAGTTATCTAGCATGGTGTTAGACGACTTAATAGAAATAATAAAATAACATGCATTACACAACTCTCGAAATACTAGAAAAAGGACTTACCTCAATGACTAAAGCTTGCAATGCTCTTATAGACCAGAACAAAGAATTAGTACTTGAAATTAAAGAAATTAAACAAAGTATCAAGGCTACAAAAGCTGAGATCGAAACCCATAAATAATATGTTAAAATCTGACGTAGCAAAAAAATATATTCAAAAGTACCCTGAGCACGGCAACCGTACAGTTGCCCAATTAGTTGTTAAAGAACACCCCAATCTATTTCCTACTTTAGATGCAGCACGTTCTTGTATACGACGTATACGAGGTAACAATAGCAATGCTCAAAGAAAATATGCAGACCCAGAACTTAAACGACCAAACGGCAAAGCCGGAGAATACAAGATACCTAAATCACTCAACAAGAAAAAATCAGTGGTTAAGATTCCAGATGGGACAACTCTCATCTTATCTGACGTTCATATTCCATATCACGATGTTGATAGCTTGGAGTGCGCTCTATCTCATATTGACAATCCTACTAATATTTATCTTAATGGCGACTGCGTCGATTTTTTCGCTGTAAGCCGTTGGGACAAGGATCCTGATGCACGAGACCTAGCTGGTGAGTTACAAGCTTCTAGACAGTTTCTTATGCATTTACGAGAGCGTTTCCCAGATGCCAACATATACTTTAAAATAGGTAACCACGAAGAACGTTGGGAAACTTATCTATGGCGTAAAGCACCAGAAATATGTGGTGTGCCAGACTTTAAACTATCCAAGCTACTAAGATTCGAAGAACTAGGGATCGAGGAAATAGGAGGCCGTCAGCTTGCTAGGGCTGGGGGTCTTTGGATTTTGCATGGGCATGAGTTTCCTGGAGCATTTGATCCAGTTAACTTTGCTCGTACTTTACAAGTTAAAACAGGTGTCTGTGCCATTGGCGGACACAAGCACAAAACCAGTCAACATTCCGTCAGGAACATGGATAACAACACTGTCTCCTGTTGGAGTGTCGGATGTCTCTGTGATCTTGACCCTGACTATATGCCGGTGAATCAGTGGAACCGAGGGTTCGCTGTCGTCACTCACTCTGGCAAAAAATTCAGCGTGGATAACTACAGGATTGTTGATGGAGAAGCCCACCGTTAATTGTGACCGTACGTATAGTTTGGTTTAGAATAATTACCTTCAGTCTTACTAGATAAGACTGATTGTGAAGTATAGTCACTTATACTGTACACTACAATATCAGCTAATAGTATATCTTCGTTAGGTGTAACCACTGTTATATTACCACTAGCTACATTAGCTGGGTTACGTTGAGAAGACACTATTAAAAATCTATTTGGTGTAGCACCAGCTCCTGCTTTATCTGAACCACTAAACAGTGATCCAAACGACACAGTAGCTTTAGTCCATTGACCACCAACTATTGGCTCAGACGCTGTGCCTGTATGAGTTTCAGATGATGCACCGATATGCCAATACTTACCAACAGCAGCATGTCCTGATGGTACAAAGTACTTAAACGATACTTCACCATTTGCTGCTTCTTCGTATTTATCTAAAGATATACCTAAAGTTATTTTAGCTGTATTATCACCACCTCCAGAAACACCACGAATAGCTGCCATTGAGCTTGGTATAAAACCATTACCATAATAGGCAGCCATATTAGATTCAATGTACGGTCTAATAGAACTTGTGTCTTTATTAAAAACTATAAGTTCGTGTACCTTACCATCTATATATGAACCACTACTACCATGTGCACCAATAGATGCATTTGTACCTGTAGTAATATTGTGGTTACCAGATGCATTAGTTGGAGTTGTTATAGACGCATATTGGTTACCATTCATACTAAATGTAGTATTAGTAGTGCCACCAATTAAAGACATAATAGCTGCTTTGTTATCAACTTTAGCTAACAGCCCATCATTATCATTTGATATAAGAGTTGTTGCTGCAGTTAGTGGACTCATTCTAGTAGAAAAAAGACCAATACCTATTGTTTCAGATATGCTATTACTAGCACCAGTAGCACCATTAGTATACCAATAATCTGACCCTTGAGCTGCTGATGTATCATTACAACTAGCACTCAAATAAATTGATGCTGCATTGTTTGTAGATAATGTTAATGCTGTAGTAAGATGTGTACCAAAGTAATTTACATTACCGTCACTATCTGTATCAATAGCTGGATATGTAGTAAGATCGCTAAACTCAATAGCTGCTTTATTATCTAGTGTAATGATTTCACCATATTTTGCTAACCAAGGTTGCTCACGTTCATTGGTGTTTCTAGCATTCTTTTCATTACCGTTACCTAACTCACCTACCTGATCGTACCAACATGGTACTCTAGCTGAGTGGTCAATAGTAAGTTCTAAATCTTCAACAGATAACTTACAACCTTCGTTAATTAAAAACGCTAAAGAATTAAAACCGTAGTCTAAACTACCAGCTGTATTATTAGTATCATCAGTTCTACCATAACCAACAAAATGGTATTTACCTTTTCCAGTTATATTAACATCAGATATAAGTTCTGTGCCATTTGCATCTACAAAAATCCAAGTTGAACTACCGCTAACGTTATTAGCTGCTCTAAAAGTTACACGAGCTGGGTTAGCTGGATTATCAGTAACAAAATCTGTAACAGTAAATGATACAGTAAACTTAGTATGTGCAGCATCGTACTCTTGTATCTTAGTATCAATTGCACGAGTAACTCTAACGTTAGTTTGTGCTTGCCCAGATGTATCGTTTAATGTTTTTACAGTAAAGCTATTATCACCTAATGTAAATGACTCTGCTGAAGGCTCGTATGAGCTATGCATAGTTATAGGCTGTGTTTCTTTAGTCTGTAAGAACTTACCTAATGTTTTTTCTGGTGTAAAGTGTGTATCATATGCAGTACCTGCAGTTGGAGGCGACAAATGTTCTACTGTATTCTGTATTGGAGAATCAACAGATGTGTTACCAAATCTATCAACAAACACATCAGCTTCTACTTGGTCACCTCTTCGTACTTTTACTACTTGAGTTGGGTTCTTAATAATCTGAATGTTTCTGTATTCAGCAGTAGCAAACCCTGTCAAATCAGTAGCGCTACTTGTTGATGCAATACGACAAGCTAAATCTATAAAGTCATGTGTACCAGAAGTAGGCTTATGTGTTATAGAAAATGGTTGAAACTCTGAACTTGTAATAATACCAACACCACCAGTACCATCTTGTGCATCAAAATATGCTTGAGCTACTGCATCAGTACCTGCAATATCTATTCCAGTAATTCGTGCTTCTCCTTTAATTGTGTAGGTAGCATCAGTTCCAAGCCCATCAAAACGAAGTACTTGTGTGTAAGCTCCTATTCCAGTACCTGGATTTCTTGCTTTGATTCTAATTAAGTTGTCTTGAAAAACAATGCTTTGATCAGAAGCAGTACTGATATTTGAAAAAGTACGGTACACTAAACCAGTGTGAGGACTTTCAATAGGTACTGCATTTGCTTCTAAAATATTTGTAGATATAGAACCTTGAATTAAATTATCTGCTGAATCAAATATTTCTTGGTCAGCGTTTGGTTTGTCTGATACTTTACGAAGACTGTAAGCTGCACCTTTTTCTGAGTCAGTTGTTACAAAATCTGCTGGTAATTTATTAACCTCACGTATAACTTCTAAGTCTACATCTGTTCCATTTTTATTTAGTTGTTGTGAACCGTATCCACCACTAGCATCTTCGTGTAGTGTATACACAACTTTACGTTTATACTCTGGTCTTGTACGAAGACTAGTATGAGACCTGTAGTTATCTAAGGACATATTAGTATGTGCCTGTAGTTACAGATATAGTTTCTTTTGTAATATCAGGACTTGCTGATGTAGAACTTGTAGTTTCTTTTGGCATAAAATTTGTTATAGACTAAATTATTAGTATGTCAAGTTAAAAGTTGTAGTTGTAGAAATACATTTTACCATCAAAGTCCATTTCTTGAGAATCATCTCCAGAGAAAGCTTCATATGTTATTACATCTCCAGGAGCAACTTCTCTCATAAAATTTAATGAGCCACCAATAAAAGATTCAAAACTAAGATTCATATCTTCAGTGCCATTTATAAACAACTTAAAAAATTGTATATACCTGTATATTGATGTACCAGAATAAACATAAAAATTTGCTGGTCTTGTACTAGAAAACACACCTTGAAGATGTATATACGATGTTCCAGTATTTGGTACTGTAATTGAATTAGTGTTTAATCCGCTAGTAACATGTGCTCCTCCACCATCAACACCTTGTGTATTTAATCCATAAGCTGCAGCAGACAGATTTTCAAACGATGTTGCTGGACTGTACCCACTATTGCTAACAGTATTACTGTCATTTAAACGAAAAACATCAATGGTAGGTAATGCTTTACTTTTTACATATTCTTTTATAGCAGCTGAAGTTACTAAATGTGTATCTCCTACTGTAGTATCTATATTAAATTCAGCATTGTTTTCTTTTATAAGTAAATTTTGATCTATCTGACTAACACCAATATCTGTTAAAGAATCGTCTACATAAGTTTTTACTCCTTGACTAGTTACCATTTTAGTACTAGGACTTTGCGGTGTTGCGTCAGCTCCAACAACGTTTAAAATTGCGTCTTCAATTTGTTGTGCAGTAGCGTTTATTGTAAATGGTGTAGTCATAATTATGCAAAAGCTCGTGTTATTAATCTCCAGTTATTGGCTATAGGGTCTCCTCCAATAATCTGTAAATAAGGACTTGTTAAAGTTCCGTTTGGATCTACGACGTATAGTGAATTGTTATTATTTAACATACCTACAGATGTATTACTAAATCTGTAAGAACAAGAAAATTGAACAATTCTTGTAAACTCGCCAGTAAGGTATCCGTTATTAGAAGAAATGCATTTAAGAAAAGTCTCAACAAACAAAGGAGTTACACCAAGATTGTGATTAAAAGATATTTCAAAAGGACCAGTTGTTGAAGGTATTACAGTTTCAGCACTTTCAAACATTTTAGAAAATAGCTGACTACCTGCAGTAGTAACACCATTTACTTCTTTAGAAGTAGCAGTAGAGATTTGACCATCTACATAGTTTTTAATTACATTAGAATTAACTAAATTTGCACTAGAACTTAAAGTACCTGATGTAACTGTAGATTCTACTTTTGTAATTGCGTTAGATATAGTATCTGCTGCATGTGGTATAGTGTAAGTACTCATAGTTTAACATTTCCATCTACGCCTAGCTTGACGTATTCTTGAATTAGGGTCATTCCTAGTTTTAGCAGAACTGCGTTTAAGCTGACCAGCAGACCTTGCACAATATGACTTGCGACGTTTAGATGCTTTACTGCCTTTTTTAACTTTACCAGTTACAGCAGTTTTAAGCTTAGATCCAGGGTTAGCACGGCGATAAGCTGCTACGCCCTTTTTGGTCATACCAGCTCCTGATTTAGTTTTCCTATAATTGCCACCTTTACCAGTGGTTTTTCTAATAGGATTTTCAGCTTTTCTTTTTCTTGCCATTTTTTCTTAAAGATTTAACTCTCCTCGGTTTCCCTGCAGGTTGACCGATTCGTTTCTTTTGTGCTATACGAGAACGTTTTTCCGAACTTGACATCTCCCCAGCAGTCACAGGTGTTTTTTTGCTTACACGTTTTGAGGGTCTGCAATAAGGCGTGCCTCGCTTTTCGCCCTGTTGTCGTCCACAAGGCTTTCCAGACCGCACATCTTTCCACTTTTCCTTGAACCATCTCTTCAGAGCTAGTCCCTTCGCTGTCTTTCTTACCGCCATTTATTTCTTCGTCCCCCAATTCTTTGCTCCTTTCTTTCTACATTTGGCTATAGCCCCAGAAGCGTAGGCACTAGGAAAAACCTTGTACCTTGCTTTTACTTTTCTATAACATGCGTCTTTTGCCATTACATCCAAGGGCTTTCTTTAGTTTTTTCAAGTAAGCTTTGTTTTTTGTTAATTTGATTTATAAGTTTATTTGCTTCGTTTTCTGATATTGTTCCTTCTTCCAGTTGATCCTTTATCGCTTGTACCTTTTGACTCCCTACTCTTAACGCCCTACCTCGTAAAATTTTAATAACAGTTTTAGTCATTCCTTGTTCCATAGGACTCGTCGTAGGAGCACCATCAGGAGCTATTTTACGAATAGTAGGGTTAGCTTTTTCTAAATTCTTTTGAATTGTTTGAACTGGTTTACTACTAGCAACTTTTTCAGACACATTCATAAATGTATCGTACAGTTTTTTTCTGTTTAACTGACCTGTAAGTTTAGGTAAAACATTTTTAGCAAGTTGTTGCCCAGCCTTAGTGACAATAACTCTACCTGCAGCCGTAACTATTGGCCATGCTAATGGAATAAACGCAGGCATTATTTTTTACGTTTTGTAGTCTTTTTTGTAGGTCTTCCAACCTTACTTCCATATGTTCCTTTTCCGTATGGCATAATTATTTATTTTGGTTAGCTTTTAGTCTTTTCTTTGCTTTTTCGACTCTTTCTAGTCGATCTTGCTCTTTTTTCTTGTCTCTATCGTAAGCTGTTGTACCACGAGGATCAAGGGCTCTGTCTAGTTGTTGACCTATTTGTTTTATTTTAGCTTTGAACTTTTTAATTGTTTTTGGAGATATATTTACACTCATTATTTGCTTACTGCTGCACTGCCAAAGTAGAAGGATATGATACTTATGACAGCTGTTTTAATTTCTGGTAGGATGATGTATCCATTTAAGTTTTGGTAGTTTGTACCTTTAAAAAGTCCAAACCAATTACTATAATCTGTAGCAATAGTAACTCCTCCCTCACTATTTGCTAAGATAAACGGTGCAATAATTACACCAAATAAAACTGTTAATACGATAATACGTCTAGTCCAAGCACCAAACGCACCAACTCTAGCTGCTGCCGCATCTGCACTTTCGTCTGATGCTTTCTGTTTTTCAATAAGGCCTTTAGTAAGTGCCGCTTGGTTTTGTACCAACGTACCTATTAATTTAAAAATGAAGCCAGAAGCTCCACCGCCTAACATTGCTAATAATTCAGGAGTCATGATTATAATTCTTTAAGGATTTTTATAATCGACACAACCATAAATGTCAAGGTCGCAATACCTACTAATATACTAATAACTAAATTTACTTGTGCTAGTTCAACAGTAGCAAATAAACCACTTATTCCTAGTATTGTTCGTGTTGTGCAATCTTCAATCATTATGCAATATTAAGTGTGTCTACAGTAGCAGCTTCTTCTTCTGCTGTTAAGGTTGTATACTCTGTTACGTCTAGTGCAACCTCACCGTCATCAGTAAATATCGGTCCTGTAAGGTACTTTGTAGTGTTAGTAGGGTCTTGCCAATAAGGTAAGTTCTGTGCACGTCCTTCTTCTTCAGCTTTTGCTAAAGCTTCTTCTTCAGTAGAGTATATTAGAAATTTTAACATATTAGTAGTTTGCTGAAAGTTCTGTGTGGATAGCTACTTGTTGCTCAGCAGTTACTACTGAGGCAAATACAACTAGTGTACTTGCTTGTACTCCTCCATTAAATCCAAATATAAACATATCTTGGTTAATAGTTTCACCTAAATTTGTTGTAAGTCTATTAATTTCAGTTGCACCATCTTCGTACAAATATAGTCTAGTGTAAGGTCCTACTCCAGGAGCAGATTCTCTAGCAAATGTTGCAACATAAGTTTTTTGTGGTGATGAAAAACCACTTGTAAACTCCTCAACTGTAACAGATGACGGTGGATAAGTTGTTCTCATACTAATACCTGTATCGGCACTAAAGTCTCCACCCCCTGTTATAATAGCCCTATGACCTCTAGATAAAAGACCAACAGGTGCATTTTCATATATACCAAACGCAGGATAATCTGTAAATCCTATACTTCCTGCTGTCTTATCCATTGACATCACCAAAGAAGCTGGTTGAGCTGGTCCATTGTTTAAAGTGTTGCCATCAAATGTACTACTAATAGCAGATACTGCAGCTGATCCACTAGCGACATCTGTTTGTATATATGACTTAGCATATTGGTTTACTGAGTACTGCTGTACTGCATTATCAGTTGAGTTGTATTTAGGTTGAACATACGCACTAACCTGAAACAAATCGTAGCTACCTTTTTGATCATACATCCTAGAAACAAAAGTATCAGCCTGAGCTATACCAACTAGTATAAGTACCATCAGTTAGTTCTGTTGCAGTAAAATCTCTTTCAATAGGCGAGCTATTTGGATTCCTTAATCTTATAACATTGCTACTTGTTCCATAAAGGTCGTGTGTACTCCAAGCACCAAAAGCATCCAACAAAACAGAAGGTCCAGGTATCACACCATCGACACGCTGCACTGCTGATTTAACAACAGACTGCACAACTGGCTCTGAAAGGGGCATTATATTTTATTTAGATTAACTGAAACACCAGCAGATCCAATACTAGATGCGTCAAATTTAACAGTACTGTTTCTAGGGATTGTTATAATAGCATTATAGTCGTCAGTAATTTCTAAGTCTGTTCCAACAGCTGTTGTAAGAACTGAGTAATTTGTACCATCAATACTAACTAATACTTTTACAACACCACCAGGATTTACAGTTCCGTTGACATCAAGAAAATATTGACCCCCATCACTGTTACCAATTTCTACAGTTTTGTTTTCTGAGTTTATAAGTGTAAGCATAATTTTTTTATATATAAGTTAAAGTTTGTGTCAACCGCTATTCCTGTATTTTAGCGTCTTCTGCACGTTCTAGTAAATCTTTTTGCATTTCAAGCATAGCTTCACCAGTTACAAAGCCTACAGCTTTCTCTAATACAGGGCCTAATACTGGATATTGTTGACCAGTAAACGGCTCTAACGCTTTACCAAAGTCACCTTTTAACAAATCAATCGCTTGACCTGTAACTGGTGAAAACAGCTCAGAAGGTCCAAATACAGCTGCGTCTACACCCAATTCACCAATTGTTAACAACCCTGATTGTTTAAGTATTCGTAACAAATCAAACTTAGTCATGTTTAGTGGGTTAATAGGTTCTCTAAACTTAGCCAAATCTTTCATTATTGTAGTCATATAGGCAAATGCAATAGCCATACCTATATACGTTACTAAGTGAGCCATCTTAAATCCGTTAGATTTGTTGTCTCCAGAATAACCATGTAAAAAACGTCTATACACAACACGTGACATACCAAGCATAAACGATGAATACTGTAACGCTGTACGTGCAGCTTCACCAGCCAATGTGCCGGATTCTAAACCTAAACGTGACAATGCTTGTGCTCCTACATCTGGCTCCATAACACCTTCTTTCATATACTGTAAATAAAAAGATGATATTTTTTCTTGTAACCTAGGTCTAGTTACAGATGACGGTGCTAATCTTGGAATCCCATCAGGAGCAACTTCTACATACTTTACTAACGAGCCTAGTTCTTTTGGTGTAAATCCAAACTCTAATAATCGATCGACTAGCTTAGAACTTCCTTTACCTTGTATAGCTTCTGCCAATGAACTAGACAACACATCTATAAATATCTGTTGATGCGTAGCTGTTAAACGCTGAAGACCATTAACCTCAAACACAACTTGACCAGCAAAACCCATAAAACCGTCAACTTTTTCACCAGTCACTACTTTTTGAGCAATTGTACGTAACAACAAATCAAATCCAGCTCCTTGTGATCTATACCAAGCAGCCATTTCTTTGTTCTTACCTCTAAACTGTGTATCAATAGCTTTTTTGTAGCTACTTACAAAAGTACTAAAATTAAAGTCAGCATCTAAATATTGTAAAGTCGCTATTGTAAGAGGCACATCAGATAAAGCTGACATACCAGAACCTGCTAAATATAGTACATTAGAACCTTGTCTTACGTTTTGAAAAAGTTTAGCCATATGCACATCTACAGGATTGTCTAACATTCCTGTAATTTGCTTTGCTGTCATATCAAATGTTTTATACCCAGGTGTTTTAGTCAACCCTTGAGTACGAGCAACATTCATCAACGAAGCATATGGGTCATGCCCTAAGTTCTTTATAAGTGCAATCTTTTCTGAACGCCCACGTATTTGATCTAATAGCAAACGACCGTGGTTTTTAAAGTTACTAAACTTAACTAAAGCTTCTACTTGGTACTCTGGTTTGTAAGCAATTTTAGAGGTTTTACGTAACACACCAGCAATAGATTTATTAGCTGTGGCAACATCATCCATTGCATATTCACCAGCTTTAATAGCTGTGTACATATTGTTTACAAAGTCACTTAAAACAAACTCTTTTATATTACCAGTTTTAGAATCTTCCATGATACCACCGTGACGTTTAAAAGTAGTATCAGCATCTAAAACTTTCATCATATAGTCGTAGAACACTTTTTTACCCATACTTTCTACTACTTCTCTGCTATATGTAACGCTATACCCAGTAAATGCATTGCTTTCACGGATGTTTACGCCAAGCTTACTTATAGCTGCTAGTTGACTTTTATTTACAGTTTTAACTAACTCAATATAGTCTTCAAATTCTTTTATGCCTTTCATCCTGTCAACAACTGCATTGTCTCGAATGCTTTGCATAACATCCATATGAAAAGCTAATGAAGCTTGCTCTAAGTTTTCACCGTACACTTTCTTTGCTTTTTGAGTTGAGAAATTCTTATTATAATATGTTGACATATACTTAGTTGGGTCTTCACCTAAGAACAACTCAAGCATATCGTTATCTACTACATACTCTACAAGAGGAATTTGGTCGTTAATAATTTGTGCATCAATACGGTTTTGCACTGACGGACCTCTTTGTACACCCTCACGTAAACTGCCGTCTAGTTCAGTCTTTAACTGTTTTAGTTTTTGTTTTTTAAGAGTAGTGCCACTTAGCTTACCAATAAGATTTTGCTCAACAGTTTTGTTATGAAGCAAACGAAGAACCATTGCTCTATCTTCTTCTGCTAAATACTTAGCTATCTTACCTAACTTTTGACCAGGAGTTGCGTCTTGGTTTATTAATATAAAACCAATACGAGATAATGTTTCTGGTGGCGCACCAGCTTCTTTTAGCTCAGACAACGCTGATTTTACTCCTTCTATAGTTGTATCTTTACGAAGCGCTCTTGTTACAATAGCTTTACGAGATGCACTGCCTTGTAGGTTTAAAATAATACTGTCAACAACAGGTACGATATAACCTAACCCATTTTCCTCTAATGTAGTAATTACTTGAGCTATATGATCTTGTCTACCTTTTTCGCCTTTACTTTGTTTAGGTAGTTTAAGTAGCATAGGAACTAACGCTTCATCTCCAACAATATCAGCTATACGAGATTCTAAATAAACTATTGGATCAGCTTGTTGTCTACCTAACTCTTTAGCTCTAGCTTCAAGACTTGGATTTTTATATGACGGCTGATAAGGTTTAGGCCCTTGTTTTGAGTCTGCTTTTAAATCTTTACTTTGTGCTATACCTTTTTTCAATTGAGCTAATTTAGTAGGCGAAGCACCTTCGTCTCTCATACGAGTAAGAATGTCTTTTATTGTTGCAGCTACATTATCGGCATCTTTAAGGTTATCCATATCCTTAAAAAACTCTTTGCGATTTAATCGGAGTACTTCAACTGCTTTTTCAAAAGCTTTTTGGAGTATGTCCATAAGTCTTTTAAACAAATTAGGTTTGTCTTTTTTTAAACCATTTAAAAACTCAGGTCTAGTAAAGTACCACTCCATAAGAAGAGGTACTTCTTCAACTGCAGTCTTAGGTACTCTTGCTCTGTTACCATACGAGTACTGAGGATAAATAGCTTCAATCCAAGGAAATTTATCCAAATCAAATACAAACTGTCCGTCTTCTTCGTAACCAATACGTTTAATTTCTTTTGCTAGTATCCCTTTTAGCTCAGGTCTTGAGTTTACATACTCTTGTAGTTCTAAATAATACTTTGGAGTTAAGTCCTGCATAATGTGCCCAAACTCGTGCAATATGGTAGATCCAGCTCTAGCACCTAACGCATAAGTAGGAGCGTTTCGTAGATCACCATCAAACATTGTATAAATATCAGCAATCTCAATACCTAACTTACCAAAAGTAACTTGACCTAATGGTCTCTTTCTACCTGCAATTCTTTCCCAAACAAAGTTTTCCATTGCTATATCGCCTTTAGGTAAACTTCTTACTGTTACAGGAACATGAGCTTTACCTAACAGTGCTTCACCTATAATATTAGTAAGCTCAACAACCATTTGTTTGTATTCTAAGTGATTGCCTTTAGCTAACCCTACTAACTCTCCAGATGTTTGCAGTTCTTTAACAGGGTCTGTTTTAGGACTTTTTGCTTCAGCTCCAAAATCTCTTGCAGAATACGATATCATACCAATATCAGGTATAACAGTACGCTCAGACACTATTTCAGCGTCTTCAGCAATACGTAACCCATACTTGTCTTTTAAGTAAGTTATATCTTCTGGTGTAAGTTTAGTAAAATTACCTTCTGTTATAGCGTCTGCGAGACGACCAACATGTGATCTAAAATCTTTTTCATTTTGTACTATCGAGCCATCTTTATTACGGTAGCTTAGTGCTAAGTCTTGTGTTATTGCACCTAATAGTGTGCCTACCTCTTGTTGGTGAAACACTGAAGCAAGATTTACAGCGTCTTCAGGTGTCAAATCTTTAGGGTTTACTTTACCTTCTGAAATTGCTTTAAGTCTTGGGTCATTTATTATTAATTTTCTAACGTGTTCATCACCGTAGTTTTTAAGAACTTGAGAGATTTCAATAACTTTTTCACCGCCATAGTTTGTCTCTCTAAGAGAAACTTCATCAGTAGAAAGATTTGGATTACGAAAATCTTTTATAGTTCCGTCCATTACATCTTTGTACTCTTTATAAGCGTTATATTGGTCTCTTATTTTAGCATTTCTTTTATAGTCTGACTTAAACTTAAGTGCTGATAAACCTCCTGCAAACAACACAGTCGACATTGCAGTGTGCTTAAAGTGATCCATTGTATAATCTATAACACCAACATTATTTAACATATGAGAATACCCATACTCTAAACCTCCAGAAACTAGCATATAGTCACGGATATTTTTAGTTGTTGAATGCAAAGCTGATAAAACAGGCTTCCCTGCAGCAGCTGTTAACCTAGCTGAAGCTGCAGCACGACTAGCACCAAACACAGCACCTTTACCAAACGTAGCCCCTGATACAGCTACGTTTACAGGATCTAAAAAACCTGTTACAAGACTAGTACCAAACTGAGATAAATCTCTTCGCACACCAGACTGCTGTTCATTTATCTCTCGCAACTGAGCTGCTTTTCTAATTCGATACATTAACTGCTCAACTGTTTCATCAGCATCAAAGTCTAACCCAAGTTTAGGAGCATATGAACTATCGTATACATCTTGAGACACTTTCTGTCCTTCAGTGTAGTCTTTATTTATGTTTAGATTATACCAATCTACTGCAGTAGCTGTAGGCCCTAAAGCTATTGCATTTTGCATTGCTGCAAGGTTAGAACGTACAAGACCAAAATCTGTAGATGAGTAACCTTGAGATACTTCGTCAATTGATTTTAGTCTTGCTAGTGAGTTAGTCGGTCTAGCGTCGTTCATTATTTTTGTTCTTGTAAAGCATTAACTAAAGAAGGGCTTATGCCTTGAGGAGAAACTGAATATGCTCTTGGTGGAATCCCTAATTTTAAATCATTTCCAATTGCCCCAACTACAGTAATAGTTTTTGAATTGTACGGACCAAATATGTCTTCGCTTTGGACATCTTGAATTTTATTTCTTCTTATATTGTAAGTTTTACTATAAGCAGTAACAGGATTTGCAGGGACTCTAACTTCTCTACCTTTTAAATCTGTAAACGGAACAAATTTTCCTGTTTTACCATCTTGTTTTAACATAATATAAGTATCTGACTCAACCTCGTAAACAATCTTAGTTCCACCACGTTCATCATGACCTTCTTTAAGACCAAACAAACCAAGTATTCTTCCTTTATATTGTGACGATACTATTGTATTCTTAACAGAGCCGTTTACAAAAGCAAGCATATTATACCTAGATTTATCTGAAGAATATTTTTCGGTTTGTAAAGGATCTTCTTGCATGCTTTCGTAAAAATCTTGAACATCTATGTCGTACATCTGATACGCCATTGCAGCAACAGTTATATAAGTAGTTTCAGCCACATCAACATCAGACCTAGTATCAAACTCTCTTTGTTGAATATTCTTACCAAGAACATTCATTATCATATTATTGGGGTTTCTTGGCATCTCAGAATCAATTAACTGCAACGCAGATGGAGCTAGTTCAATCTCAACTCCTCTGTTACTATGCTCAAATGACATGTACCTACCGTAATTAGGAGATATATTTGTATCCCACCAATTTGCTAACTGTACAGCTATTTGTTCTTTAGTGTTTCCTTGATCTAAACCTTGTTTAACAAAGTTGCTCATTAATGTATTATAAAACACAAACTCTGTGTTATTATTTAATCCTTTAGCTTGTTGCATAGCATGATAAGCATCAATTACAGGAGTTAATGATTTGCTTTGGACTGTCTGTGTTGTTAGGTCATCTGCTGATATATCCCCAATATACTCCATAACACTTGCTACTTCTGCTTTAGACACCTCATCCATGCCTGATATAGGAACAGCGTAAGAAACTATATCTTGTGCATCTTGTCTAGCAAAAGGAGACGCTAAAATTTTAGCTACCATTACCTGAGCGTCGTTTAATTGTTTTCCACCTTCTCCGTTAACATAGTACATTAACGCTGTGCCTAAATTAGGATTTCCTAAATTAGATGCTATTAGTTGGTCAACCTTGTTTTGCATTACTTCGTCACTAAGATATCCATTGTCTTGAATATCATACAAAGGTCTTAGATCTGCTACGACTTTTGGTAGTTTTGCAAAGTCACCGTACTTCACAGTATCTATATCGCCGTTTTCATTTTCAAAGTTGTAAAGTCTATTAGTAACTTCGTCTTCATATATTCGTTGAGCTGTAGACCAGTCTTGGGATTTTATTGCATTATCTAACTCAGGAAAAATATACCTATATACATCAGGTCTGTTATTTGCAATCCCTTCATTAACTTGTGCTATAATGCCTTCAACGTATGAAGTTACTTCTTTTAAAGCTTTATCATTTAATGAGTATTGAAAACTTTCAAGCTCACCAGTTTCTTCGTTTTCATAGGTGTGAGTTAAAGCACCTTGTAAAAAAGACATAACATCAGAGTCTTCTCCAACTAAAGAAGACATTATGACTTCTTGTAAAAGTGTTTTAGAACCTAACACTTCAACTTTATTACCATTGTCATCTACCTCTATTTCTTTTAGTGGAGATATAAGCAACATATATTGTTGCACTTTTTCCATTGTCTCTCGTTGATCATCGCTTGCGTATTTAAGAGTAGTAGCATCTATTGTAAGTAACAATTTATTTAAAAAACCTACATTTTTATGAAAGTTTTCAAAGCTAGGATCTTTACCTAAAGCTAATAACGAATTTTGCCCTTTATCTAACACATTCTGAATATGCTCTTGAGCAAAAGCTTCTTGATTATCTAAGATGTTCTTTCTTAACTGTTTTGTGTTAATACTGTTTGTACTTAATCCATAAGCTGTACCGTACTCATTTAAAATATTGCGTGCATATGCTTCTCTTTCATTTAAATCCTCTAATGTGTGAGAAGATGCTAAATACACTTCTAAGTTATCTTTTAAAAGCCTACTTACAGGATTATTAAAAGCAACTCTTTGTTCAGTCGAGTCACTATTTAAAAACAATGGTGCTACTTGTTCACTTTCTGGATTAAAAGACTCAATAAGGTTTTTAAATTGTAACTCACTTTCATTATCAATAGTCGGATTGTTAGCCCAAAAACTATTAAAATTTTCTTGAACACCTTTAACATAATTTATTTTTTTATCTAAAAAACTTTTGTTTAAAGCTTCAAACTCAACTGCACGAGTCCTAGCTTTATACATATAACCAAGCTCTCCTAAAGCTCCAGCAGATAACTTAGATGATTTAATCTTTTGTTTTTCGTCTGGACTTAAATAATTATTTAAATCAATAGATTCATACTTATTTTTAAAATTAAGCTTTAGCTCTTCAACATCGACATCTTCTCTATTGTTTTTAATAGCATCAACTAACGTACTATAGTCATCCTCCAACGAAGACATTGCATTATATCTTGCATCATTTATTAACAATTTTTGATTGTTTTCATGCATCTGAAATAACGCACCAGAAATATTTTGAGCCAATCTACTTGCGCCTGTATCCAAATTAGTTACACCAGGTAACGGATCAAACGAACCTTGTGGTAATGTTTGTTGTTGTGGAGATGAAGTGTCTAATTTTATTGCCATATTTTTATCCTATTGATGCGTAGTTCATAGCTGTAGAACTTATAGTACCTACTGCTTCGTTTATACCTTGAGCGTAAGCTATGCCACCTTGTGCTTGTAGTCCGTAAGCTTCTAAGTTTGCTTTATACTTTGCAAAGTCAGCATTAGCTAAACCTAAATCATACACAAGTTTTGTTTTTCTTTGAAGCTCTTTTTCTTGTACATCAGCTTGATAGGTTGCTTGTGATACTTGGTAATCATAATCAGTAAGTAGTTTATAAGCTCGTGATTCAGCTGCTTTTAAATAATCGTAACTAGAGTAGTTGCCTGATGTTTTCAAAACTAGTTTAGAAAACTCATCTACCATAGATTGAGCTGTGTCAACGTATTTTCTATCTGCTTCAGCTAAAGCTTTGCTTTTGTTATGGTTTAAAATGTTTACCTGAGACTGAAGCTCGTTAACTTTACCGACGGTATTATTAATAGTTACAACACTGTTGTAGTCACCAAGGTCTTTAGCAGCTTCAGCTTTTTGCTTAAACAACGCTTCTTGAAGTTTAGCAGTCCGA